GTCATTTTATTATTAATAATAATATCTGTATCAACTAAAGCATCAGTATTTTGAATTTCATTTAACATATAAAAAGCAGCATGCGTTTTATAATGAGAAAGTTTAGTTTTAAAAAATTCTTCTATATTATAATGCTTTTTAATTTCAGTAATAAGGTTATACTTTTCTCTTTTAAGCGCACTACGATTTAACTTTTTAGAAGCTTCAAGTAATGTTTGTATCATTACATTAGCTTTTGATTCAGTTAAAGATGTGTTTTTTGTAAGAGTTTCATATAATTTATACTCCTTTCCAAGTTCACTTTTAATAAAATGTTTTTGGATTAATTTTAAAGACTCTGAGTCTTCACCATTAAGGGTATCTGCCGTTACTCGGCGTACCAATAGTTCAAATAAAATACCAGTATTTTTGTATTTTGAATGTTTAATGTTCATTCCTAGTAGGATTTATTATAAATATATAAGGAGATATTACTCTTTAATATTTGATTCATCTAATAATGATTCTTTTTTCTTATCTGATGTAAAAACAAGTTCCTTACTCATGGCTTCAAGCAATGAACGATTTTTAGCATAATTTTTAGTAGCGGATTCATTAAAACCAGGTTGATCATCTACTTTATTTTGTTGACGACCTAAACGATCTTTACCAAATGCATTATCTTGAGTATTAATATTAGATACTTTTTCTTCAGGACGACCTAAAGGTTCTTTATCATTTGGATAATAACCATCAGGTACATTAGCAGGGTCACTTTCCATTCTACCTTGACCATATAATGAAGCTAAATCATGTGGTGTACCATATGAACGACCTGTTGTAAGTGGGTCATTACCTTCAGTTTCAATTTGGTTCATACGGAACTGACGTTTTTGATCTTGAGCTATTAAGTCTCTATATTCTTCATATTGGTCTTCACTGAAATGGAATATGTGTTCGTAAATCCAATCTGTTGGGACTAATTTATTTTCCATCATTTGAGAAGCTAGATCTACTTTTTCCTTCATTAAAGCAATCTTTTCTTGATCGTAAATAATAGATGGTGTAGTTAAATCTAATTCAAAATTAGTCATTTGTTCATCTCTATACCCTTGAGCATATAAGTGGACTAATGCAATTTTATATAATTCAGATAATAATATACGTTGTAATCTATCAATTGTACGACCAAAACGAATATCTTCAGCTGCTAATGTTGCTTTACCAGATAAGTTTTCATCATATCCCATAAATGCTTTAGGTACTTTAAGAGCAGCAAATAGTTTTTCTCTTAAATATTCAACATCTTCAATTGCAGCATACTCTAAACCTTTAGTAGTATCAATTTTTGTTGCTTGATCATTACCTCTAATAGGGATATAAAAATCCTCCATTACATTTTGCATATTGTACTTCAGGTTATATTCACCTGTTTTCTGGTCCATTAATGGAGTACGTTTCATTGTAGAAATTGTTTTCTGCATGAAATTTTCTACTTCATTAGGTGGAATTGCACCTACATTAATATAAAAAATACGTTTTTCAGGTGCACGAACAATCCTGTGGATTAACATTGCATCTTCCATTAATGCATATTGCTTATACAATTTACGAGCGGGTTCAATATATGAACGACCATATGGAAGATAATTTACATCTGATAATAATCTAAAGTGAGCTATTTCGTAGTTATCAAATGTTATAGTACTAGCATTTCCTTGTGAATTATTAGGACCTGCATAATAACCAGAAGAAGAACCACCATAAATACCTTCTGGGTTGTAATTAAATTGAATTTTAGAAGGTGCTTCAGGGTCGAAATTTTCTTGTCTTTCAATGTGGTATGCTGAATATGGTATTACATTAAATACACCAAATTCTTCTGAAATTTCTAATTTTAAGAAAAAATCACCATACTTACACATTTGACGAGTCCAAGACCAAAGATTAAACTCAATGTTTAATACATCATAAAATAAGTTATATAAAATTTTCTGAATGTCTTCATCAGATGATTTGATTTGAAGAATTTCTCCCATATCATTTTTAAGAGTACATTCGTCAGCTACAATATCAAGAGCAGAAGCTATAATAGCATCTGTATCCATTAAATCATAATCTGAGTAAATAAATGTTCTCAGATATTGATAGTTCATATTGAACTGGGCTCCGTAAAGAGAAGTTGAAGCTGGGTTTTGGTAGATTCCTGAGAATCTATCCATTAAAGCATTAGTTTCAAATTCTCCAGAAGTTTGAATGTGATCTGTATCGACTACTTTTAATTGATTACCTCCTACATTTCGTATTACTACGTCTGAAGCGAATAATCTTTGTAATCTTTTAAATAAGCTAGTATCAGCCATGAGTATATGTTATTATTATAAATATTATCTAATTTATAGAAGCCAACTAATATCTTCTTTCCCACCATATGGATTATCTATTTCATAAGGATTTTGGACATTATTACTGTTACCATACCCCCCTGCAAATGGTGTTGTGTTTCTTGATATGCTATTCATAACAGCTTTAGATTTCTCTAAATGTTGTGTTTTAAATTTAAATGAAGTGTCTCTCATAAACATAGCAATGCCAAATGCCATAACAAGATCATCATTATAACCTTGTTGAGCTTCTGGTCGTCCATTTTTCCACATGAATACTTTCATTTCTTCAATCAAACGTTTTGATTGGATCGTAACATCTTTACCATTAACATACTCTTGAAATTTACCTACTATCATAGGTCTATTTCTAGATGTTGTAGTAAAACCAGCTACCATTTTAGATGTATCCATATATTTATCAAAATACGAATCACTCATTGAGGAATCACTCTTACTTGAATAAAATAAATTATTATATCCTCTTTCTATTACTGTTTGAATAGTAGCCCAACCAATCGAAGCATTTTCAATTACAAGTAATGCTTCATTGTATTCAGTAGCTATCCCAACTAATAAATGCCCATATTCTTTAGTACTAAGTTGACCTTTGTATTCAGCAACTTGAGTATTTGTTTCAATGTCTATAATATGAAAAGCAGAATAATCTTTTCCATCTCCACGAGCGACATCTGCAACCACAAGATAGGATCTTGAGTAATCGGCAGGTTCCCAAATCCATAGATTTTGGTCAGCACCTCGTTTTTCAAGTGGGTCCTTAATATATGTTTGCTCATAAAATTCTAAATATTCAGCATAGAATACAGTATCACCTGAAGTGCTAAAATCACAATCACATTCTTGAGCTGCCATTCTAGGATCACCTAATAACTCATCTTGTCTATCTCTCCATGTTTGGTCACGCTCTGGGTGAACATACCAAGGTAATTTAATAGGTAAAAAATCATTTTCAGCATTTTCTGCTCTAACCCATGTTTGATGAAACCAATTACCTGTACCATAAGGAGTAGATAATGCTATACACCCACCACCAGTTGCTAATGTTTGTTGAGCTGAAGCCCAAATTTCACCAATATTATCAATAAAAGCTGCTTCATCAATTAATAGAAGAGAAACTGCTTCTGATCTACCTGCATCACTTGATGCTGATGTTGCTTTGATTTGTGATCCATTACTTAAGCGTAATGTTAATTTATTATTTTCAGGTGCTTCTATCTTAAGCCATGAAGGTAAATTTTCATACATGAATTTAACCTTCGTAACCATGTTTTTAGCTGTATCCTGCTTCGTTGCAATACAAAGTATATTTTTATCTTTATGGAATAACATTAACCATAAAGAATAACCAGCACCTAAAGTAGAAATACCTAACTGTCTAGATTTAAGTATTATTGAATAAGGATTTTCTTGGAATAAAGTTAATACTTTTTCTTGAAACGGATATAAATGAAAAGGAATACGCCCACGTTGTGGGTGTTGAATAAAACAGTACTTTTTCATAAAGTGTATTGGGTCAGCAGCACACTTAACGTATTCAGATTGAATTATTTTTCTTAAATCTTGACTCATTTACCTATTTTCCAATACATGCGAGCTGTATAGACAGGTTGAAAATCTGGGTTTAAACCTATTCCAAAACCGTATGCATTTCTTTTTTTATTAATGTATAATAATTCACCATTAATATTTTGTACTGCTTGATTAGTTGCTCCTACCGAAACACCTCCGTAAAATTCCCTTTTGTAGAGGTAAATAGTATTATTAATTGTAGTTGTTGGGATGAATATGTTGGATTGAACATCTCTCATTGATATTAAATTACGAGTAACTGTATCATTTATTACTATAGTACCAAGAGTATCAATCTTAATAGTGTCTGTATAAAAATACTTTGCGTAATAATCTTTTAAAATAGAAATAGTATCAATTGGTGTTTGGAATGTATCAATGTTTATTACTGTTTTACGAATATATTTAGGTATATATTCTTTTTCAGTAACTTTTACAGTATCCCATTGGGTAACTATTTCTGTAATAATTTCAGAGTCTACAGGAGGTGTAGAAGAGCAGCTTCTTGAAAAAAACAATAAAACTGCTAATACTACAATTAGTAAAGTCTGTATACTTTTAAATAAGTCCTTCAAGTTCATTCTTGATTTTAGTTAGTTCTTTTAAACGAGCTAATAATCTTTCTTTATCTTCACCTTCAGCTTTTTTCCATTTATTAACTGTAGTTTTCATTTCTTTAGTTGTATCCTGTAATTTACGAGAAATAGTAGAAATTGAATCACTTTTTTTAAGATCTTTAGCTGATGGTTCCTCATCATCTTCAGTTATACCTAGATCTGATGTTAGTTCCTTAGTTTTTTCTAACTCAGCATTATATTCTTTAGCTGTGTCTAAATCATCTTGAGATACTTCTGAAAGTACATCTACAATCATTTCTTTAATTTGAGAAGATAAATCTGAACGTTTCATTATATTTATGTTTTATTATAAATATGTTAAGAATTGATACTATTTATGATTTGAGTTATTCGTTCTTCTGTAGAACCACTAATTTTAATTAAATTTTTAATTCTATGACGATTTCTCATAATTGTATGATCAATAATCATATCTATTTCTTTTCTATATTCAGCATCAGTTTCTCTAATACCATTATCTTCAATTTCTACACCTTCAGGAGATACATAAAAAATATAATCATAATAAGAAATTAAATTTTTAGCATAATCTGTAAAATCTTCTTTATCTAAATAATTTATAGATTTAGAAGCACGAGCAAATGAAATTACATCAATAACAGTTCTATCTGTGATAATGTTTTCATGCATTAATTCGCTAGCTCGTTCAGCTAAAAATACAGTTTGACCTAACAACGTTGAATCAGTATTTAGTGGAATACCTTGTGCCATTAATTCTTTAGAACGTTCTGTTCTGAAATTATAGTCTTTAAAATAATCTAACTCTTGAAGAGCATTAACAAGTGTAGTTTTTCCTACACTCATAGTACCACATAAACCTATTTTCATAATTTACCTATTGAATTAAAACGTTCATTACCTAACATTATCCCAAGAGTTTGTTCTGGGATGCCTGAATCTACATAAGGATCTAACTTAGCCAAAGCTTGAGTCATATCTAGAGCAACAATAGGAACTTCTTTTAATATTCCATTGTCAAGATATCTACATTCATAAATTAAATGATCTTTAAGTTTAGATGTACCTATTAGTTTGATTTCTATAACAAATGTTGTTCGTGAATGATCTTTAAGAGACTCAATTAATTCATTATGTTCTTTTAAATATTTTCTTTTAATCATATTACTATCTTTTTTTCATGTCCTACTATAATAGCAGGATCAATATAAGATTTAAATCCTAACTTTCTAGCTTTATCAGCAAAACCAAAATCTTCCCATTGGTGTTCATTTAAGAATTCAAATGGTTTTTCTATTAAATTAAATACCTCACTTTTAACTAACATAAAACCCATACCATTAGCTAATACTTCTATTGGTTTATCTACCCCTTTTATATCACTAACAGTTAATG